CCGTGGCCTGCGCCTCAAAGCATTTGATGACCTTGTAGTCGTGCGCCCTCAACTGCTCCTCCAGCTCGGCAATGCGCCATCTCGCCTGCGATGCCTCGCTCGGTGCTGCTGGCTCGTTGTTCTCTGCGTTGTCGGCAATGGTGCGCTTGCACCATTTGCCGCTGTCATCTTGGTATAACTCTTGCATAGTGAGTGTTATAATAAACTTATTCTTATCTCGTTGAATGGAACCCGAAATTGCCAGGGGATTTCCACCGCTGTCGATGTCGTGATGTCGTAGGTGTCGCTTACAGCGCCCACCTTGTATGCGTGACGATATGCATTGTCGGTGTCAATTTTGCATATATATGCCCAGTCATATTCCTCCACATAATGCTCGCTAAAAATGGTAGTGATAATGATTGAGCCGCCACGGCCGCTGTCAAGCGGTGCTGCGTAGTTCTTGCCGTTGCTGAGCGTCAGCTTCGGGCACCAGTTGTTCCAGCCGGTCTTTGTCATAATATCCTGACCGATAAGATCAACCTTTATTGGTTTGCCTTTAAAGTTGTCGGGCAATTTTATGCTTAAATTTTCTTGCGGGTCGCCCGCTCCGTAATGGACAAGCATAAACAGCGTTGGCGCAGCCAGCGTGCCTTTGCCCGCAATCTTGTAGTCCTCAATCGTCAGCACGTTGCCGGATATGGCATTGACGCTCGCGTACTGCAAAGCTCCATTCGTGGTATGCTCGCAGCGGCTTTGCCATAAATCTGTCAATGGCGCTTGCCAGGCGAGATTATCCTTCGTATATCGCACAACCGCAACAAAGTCGCCAACCTCGATGCCAGTCGGCGTGTCTTTGCAGGTTACCTCGCCAGTCTCGTAGTTGAGGGCGGTGATGGCAAATGTCGGGAATTCGTTGTATGGATGCAGCACCAGCGAGCCTGCTCCGCTGCCGTCTGCGCCTTTCGGTCCAGTGTCGCCCTTATCGCCTTTATCCCCCTTGTCGCCCTTGAGGCCGTCAGCCACCAGCAGCAGCGTGGCGCTGTCCACGAGCTGCGCACTGCTGCCGCTCGCCTGCGGGTCGGCCGTGAACAGCGCCAGCTGCACGCTCGTTGCCCCAGCCAGCGAGTTCGGGTTGACGCTCGCCAGCGTGCTCAGCGTTGCGCTCTTAGTCAGTCCGCCGGCAGCTTCCCAAGTCACCTGCACCACCCAGCCGCTCGGCAGCTTCGCAGTCGTGGTGCTCTCGCCCTCCGTCTTCAGCAGCGACAAGGTGATTGCCGTCGTGTCCGCCTTGTACACAAGCGCCCCAGGCAGCAGCCTGTACACCACAGCATCGTTACCCGGGTCACCCTTCGCTCCAGTGTCACCCTTTTCACCTTGGTCACCTTTGGCTCCGGTATCACCCTTATCGCCTTGCGAACCTTTCGGGCCTTGCGCGCCGGTGTCGCCCTTTGGGCCGGTGCTGCCTTGCGGCCCGGTATCTCCTTTGTCTCCCTTGGGGCCTTGCGGTCCCATCGGGCCGCGCTCACCGTTAGGTATCACATAGCCTATCCAATGCTTGACACCCGACTTCACTTCAAGCACGGCGCACACGCGGCTGCTGTCGCGCTTCAGTTGATATAAGCCGTCGCTTGTCGCTTCCTTTTCGCTCGATATTGTGGTTACGTTCCACTTGTCAAGACAGCCGCTGTCAATAAACATTGCCTGTCCGTTGGCGGCAAGGGAGTTCTTGCTTGTGTCGCCTCCAAGTGTTTCAAGCAGTGAGGCCGGCTCGAAGCTCGCGGCATACCAGAAGTTTTCTGGGACGAGTATAAACCATTGGTCAAGGTTGTAGTAGTTCTGCAATATGTTGGTGCGAAAGTCTCGGCAGCCTTTCACCAGCATTGCCTCGGGTGGGGTTGGGGTGCCCTGCACTATGTAGCGGGTCTGCTCGCTGTCGATGAACTCCACAATTTTGCGCGTGTCGGAGTAGGGGGCTTGGTTGTTGCAGCACGCGCGCATTGCATCGCCGTTCACTCCACCCATGCCGGCCACGTCGTTGTATGCTCCGCGGGCCGTGATGCTCAGCATGGCTGTGCGCTGCACGTGGCACACCTTGTAGCATGCGCAGTCCAGCGCCATTATCTCCACATCGCAGTCCGATATTTTTGCGCTTGGCCACCCTGTCTCGTCTACCATTGTCAGCACGGCGGTGTCGTGGTCCTCGGCGGCTATCTGTGCCTGCACTTTGGGTTTCCAGCCAACTACCGACGCTTGCAGCCTTATGCTGTTGCTGTTAAAGAACGATTGGTTGCGGTTCACGCTCTGGCCGTTCTCGGCAAGATGCACGTATATCGGGTAACTGCACACCACGTTGCCAAGCTTTATCTCGTTACACATCCAGCCTATGTAGTAGTCGGCATCGTCTGTCGAAGCGTTGTAACCATACTTGAAGCCGAATATGGTATTGATGCAGATGCGCGCACCGCGGCCTCCATAGTGGCGGAATGCCGTGCCTTTGCCAAAGCCGTACTTGGTGATGTCGTCCTCCGACTGCACGCCTTGTGTGTAGTCTCGCGCACGCCCTATGCGGTTAATGTATATGTCGGTGCTGCGCTCGGTGTTGGCCCACACTGCGCAGTCGGCATCTTTGTGGCACACTACGGCTCCACGCACTTCCAGTGTGAGGCTGCTTTGGTCTATGTACAAAACTGGCGAAGCTGCCTTGCCCCCCCATATCGAACCGCGCACCAGCACGTTCTGGCCATACATGCCGTCGGTCATATAGTTCTGGTCGTCCGACTCGTCGTAATAACTCTTGTCGCTCTCGCCCTCCACTATGCGCACCGTGCCGGCCACGTAATAACGTTCTGCGGCGAGCAGCACAGTCGTGCGGCCGGCGTACTTGATGGCGTTGTTGATGGCTTCTGTGTCGTCTGTCACGCCGTCGCCCTTGGCCCCCCACCACTCCACGGGAATATAGGGGCAGTTGAACGGGCCGCTCACTTTGCAGCCAGCCGTAAATATCTGCTGGTCGGGGCGCGCCACTATCTTTGTGCTGTTCAGTTTCAGTTTGACGTTGGCTCCGAGTTTGCCGTCGCGCCCGAATGCGAGTTCCACGCCTGCGGGGATGGTTATGCTCAGTGCCGATGACGGATTAACAGCCGTGCCCACATACGCGCGTGTGGCCGATGAGGGCACAGCCGCGCTGGCTGCGGTTAGCACGAAGTCTCCGGGCCGCTTGATGGTGTCGGTGTAGATGTCGGCTATCTCCGTGCCGTGCGTGGCCGTGGTCTCTTTCAGTTCGGTGATGTCGCTGGCGTTGTTGGCTATCTTCACATTCTGCTCGGCCTGTCCGCTTTGGAAGTCGGTTTGCAGTTTTGTGATGGCCTTGGCGTTGTCTTCGCCTATGGCCTGCGCGCTGTTGGCTTCGGTTCGCAGCTTGTCTATCTCGTCGCTGCTTATCGTGGTTGTGCCGCCGGTCTTGCCGGTGGCGGTCCACACGCCGTCTTTCACAATGTAGATGGCTGCCGGCAGTGTGTCTCCCACCAGCGCCCACCAGCCGGCCTTTGGGAGCGGGTACGCCTCTTTCAGGTTGTCGAGTGTGGCGAACAGCCCTTTCGACGGCCCTTTGATGTTGGCCGCGTCAAGCCACCCCTCCACTTTCAGGTTATGCCCGATGGTGAGCTTTCCGCGCACGGTGGCGTCTCCGCCCATTGTGGCGTTGCGTCCCACGCTGATGTCGCCCGCCAATTCTTTTGTAGGTATGGAACTCATATTAATGCTGATTTAGCTAATTCGTTTAACGCCGAACCTTTGTCGGTCTCTTCGTATGTCATTGCCACAAGCGCCGCGGCCTGATACACGATTGCGGTGTAGCAGCGCTCGCACAGGTCTATTCCGCCGTTGTCGTCTGTCTTGGGATATGGCAGATAGTTGCCTTGCGTGACTTGGGCTGTCTCGTCTTTGCACGAACTGAACTCAAGCGCGCGTCCTTCGGGGCGGTACACTATGGAGCACACCGGACGCTGCGGTGTGCCGCGCAGTCCTTTGTAGCGGCTGTGGGTCAGCGCAAACCGCGCGTCGTCTTCCGATATGGCGCTGTACACGGGACGCTCCCAGTCGCTCATCTCAAACACTATGAGCCGCATGAAGTCGTCGGGCAGCAGCACCCAGCCGCAGCCTTTGTCGGTCCAGTACACCGCATCTCCGAATGTGTGGCCGCCCTCCAGCAGGTGTGCGGGGGCTTCCGACTCTATGCGGCGCGCGGCTTCAACCACCTTGCTGCGTATCACTTCGTTCAGCGACAATGTGTCGATGTCTCCCTCTTCTATCAGCGGGGCCGAAACTCCGTTGCGGTCGAGGGCCACGCGCACATCGCGCAACACGTCATCAAGTTTGTACACCATAGTGCGGCCGTGCGTTAAATGCCCTCAAACACAATTCCGTTGGCCGCTGCCGCTGCTTCTATGGCACGTTGCGTGCGTAGCTGTGTGCGGCTCACGCCATAGGTCTCGGCGAGGTAGTCTTTGGCTGAGTCGAGGTCTGTGACTTTCACTGTCAGCGGCTTCTGCTCTTCTTCTTTTTGCTGCACTCTCTCGGGTTCCTTGGGGGTCTCAATCTCAAAGAACATTGAGCCAAATCTGTAATGGCGCTCAATGGCTTTCTGTATGTTGGCGTCGGCGGTCGCGAATGTGCTGCTGCCGTCGCTCAGCGGTGAGAACGCCACATGCAGGCTCTTGCCGGTACCGGGCAGCACCACGCTGATGCTTATGCTTGAATTTGATTTGTATGTCTTTATCATATCGCTTGTTGAAAAAATGACGCGTGGCGGCGGCTCGTTGTCCGTCCGCCACGCGTCGGTTATTTACTCTATATGAAGGCTACTCTGTGGGGGCCTGCGCAAGTCTCAGGCGCGCATGGGCCTTGGCATATCGCAGATAGAGGCACGACACCTCTTGAATCACCACTGCATCGGTGCGGCGGATGCCGGCCTTTTGCAGGTCGAGCACGTTGCGCGCCCAGCTCACGTGGGTCTTCTTCGATAAATACTCGGGGTCCATTGCAAAGCCGCAGTCGCTCATTCCGTTCACGTCAAACAGCTCGTGGTGGATTGTCAGCACTTCGCCAAAGTCGGTATCCCAACTTTTGAACTTGAGGTTCCATGCCTCCACGGTGTCTTTGAGGCGGAATTTCTCGCTCTTGATTTTCGAGAATGCCGAAAGCATGTCCGAACCGCAGAACAAAATCTTCTGCTTGTTGCCGATGCCGGTGCCCACAAACAGGTCTTTTGTGATGTCCACAAGGTTGTCGTCGCTGATTACGGCACACTTGTTCTGGGCGTCCCATGTACCCACTTCAATGTCCTTGCCGGCCATCCACCAAAGGCCGCCGGTGAACCATGTAGCCATGCCGTCTTTGGTCACGTGCTTAATCATGTTCTTCACACCGAAGAGGAAGCTGTTCTCCATTGCGAGACGCATGTCATAGATGCCGTCTTCCTCCACGTCGCTGAAGCCCCAGTTGACCTCCTTGGCTGCAATCTTGTCGAATGTTGACTGCTCCACCTGTATCATGAAGTTCTGGCAATACTGGGTCTCGGGCATGGGTATGTTGTTGAAGCGGCCGGTCTGCACATCAAGCTCGCCACACGCCTTGCCCATGCGCACCAGTGTTGTGCCGTTGGGAATTGCGGGCACAAGAATGGGCTGCTTGCTCGAAGTGTCCATGTTGCCGTTCACGGCATACACGATGGGCATGTTGGTTTCGGTGTCCTTGCCGCACACGCACAGCACGAGGTCGGGGCAGTTGGGGTCTTTCTGATTGTAGGCCACGCCCTTGTCGTTGGTCACGCCCTTGACGCCAACCACGCGGATTGTGTCGTCGAGGGTGAACATGTTGGTGTCGGCCACGCTCAACTTCACACTCGCGCCCTGTGTCTGTTCCTCCACGGCTGCGGTGGTCTTGCACTTGATTTCTCGTGTGCCCACGCTGTAATACTTCACCTCAAAGCTGTTGCTGCTCGACGACTTCGCATAGCGCGAAATCTGGTCGATGGGCGTTGCCATGGGGCGGATTTTCACAATGCGCTTGTCTACGTCCGACATGTAGAAGTCGGGGTCGCCGTCTGCGCGTCCGCGGGTCTCGGTGGCAATGCCGTCGGGGGTCTGGTCGGTGGTGCCGTTGCCGCCCTCCGTCTTGCCTGCGTCGGGCAGTGCCGTGGCATCGGCCATCATCACTCCGCACGAGGCACTAACTACAGCCGTGGCCAGCATGGCCAGGCCGTTGAGCATAAAGCTCAGAATTGTTTTGAATTTGTTCATATCTATCTGTCTCTCTTAAATGGTGATTGTTGTTATCTTCCTGAGCGGCGGCGGAAACCTCCGCGCTCCCAAATGCTCTTGTTGGCGTCGCCATACTGGCCTATCGCGCCAAGCTCGGGCGCTTGCCGCAGTCCTGTGCCGCCGGCGTTCTTGCCTGCAAGGTCGGCTGTGCCGTCTCCGGTTCTGGGCTTGCGCAGCTTCTCCTCAATCTTGGCGTTGCGTCCGCGCACCTCTCCTTCGCGGTCGGCCTGCTCCACGTCGTTGTCGTGGTCAAGCGCATTCAGCGCCATGTGTATGCTCTCGGGCGAGAACTTGCCCACAATGCCGTCTTGCATCACGTTCACGAGGAACTCCATCGCGCGGTCTATGTCGTCATCGCTCAGGCCCTCGTCCTTCTGCATCTGCTCCACGGTCTTGCGTGTCTGCTCGATGTTGTCGTTGTACTGCTGCTCGTACTCTTTCTCTTTCGCCACGCGCTCGGCAAACGCCTTGCTCGCCTGCGCAAGCTCCTCCTGTTTCTCGGGCTTCTTCAGTTCGTCCACGAAGTCGTCGCCAAACAGCTCAACCAGTTGTATTGCGGGGTCTTTGCCCTGCTGCCACGATGATAGGAACTGCGCGCTTCTCGGGTCCGCTGCGAACATGTCCGACAACACTTTGTTGTCGTTCTCGTAGCCTTTCAGCTTGCTGTCGTAATCGTCGTAATCGGCATTGATTTTGCCGTACAAGGCTTCGTCGTCGTCAAAGTTCTCGTCGGGATACTTGTTGCGCATGCGCTCCAGCATCGTATCGCGATTGCTCTTAACCTCTTTATTTTCAGCCATATCTATATCTCGTATGTAGCGTTAATAATTCTCTTCACAAAATTAGTCGCCCATATATGCTCTGTCTGTTTATCTTCTTACGGCCGTAATTCGCTAACTTTATGGTAAATCAACGCATTAGGCATGAAACATTTTGGGTCTAAGATGGAGTATTCCGACGAAAGGGTAGCCGACCTTATGAGGACGTATGACCGGCACATCGCCGCGTGCGCCCAAATCCGCATGCCCGACATCTATCAGGCCGTGGTGGAGTCGCCCGCCAAACGCTTCTGGGTCTCCGACATACGCGCCTCTGTGGTGGTGGCCGCAATAATGCGCGGCGAGCGCAAGCACTTGCGCATGCGTCCGCTCAAGCGTGAGATGTTCATGGAGATATACCGCCGTGTGCTGGAACTGCGCGAGCTGCACCCCGATTGGACTACAACGGAGTTATGCGCCGAGGTTGTGGCGCAGCCCGCCCCAAGGTTCTATCTGTCGGCCGGCAGTGCGAAACTGATAATCTGCAAAGCCCGCAAGAAATGGAGGGAAGAAAAACTGAAAAGGCTGCGGCTCTATGGCTGTCTCTAATTCTGATTTGCGTGGCTGTTGTTCACGTTGATTGGCTCTTGGTCGGCTTGTATGCCGGCGGCCCGTGGTGGGGGAGGCTCTCCTACATGTTCTTCCACGCCAATCTGCTGCATGCCGCACTCAATTGCTGGTGTCTGCTCTCTGTCGTGTTCTTGTATGAGGTCAGGTGGCCGCGGCTGCTACTGGCTGCTGCCATTGCGGCATCTGTGCCGGCTGCCTGGCTTGGCGCTTGGTTCGCTTCTCTGCTTACGCCCACCATAGGGCTGTCGGGAATGGTCTACGCCTTGTTCGGCCTGCTGTCGTTCGATGTGCGCCGCCGTTGGTACTATCAGTGCTGCATGGCTCTGTATCTGGCTATAGGTTTTGCGCTGCCCAATTCAAGCGCGGCTGTCCACCTTTGGTGCTACTTGTTGGGGCTGCTGTGCGCTGCGGTGCGCTTTTTGTTCTGCAAATGGAAAAGGAGATAGAAGACATACTCAAAGAGAATGAGCGGCGCAACGCTGAGATTAATGCGCCTTTCAATCCTATTACCGGCCTTGGCTCTGTCGGCGAGCGCACGCTTGTGCGCTTGCCCGACTTCCCGCTGGCCGAGCAGTGGCTGCCCGCCTCCATGCTTTCCGTACCGCTGGTGAAGCAGGTTGTGGAGTGCGGCAGTGTCGATGAGTTTCTGTCTGCCAAGCTCAATGTAGAGCCGTCTGATGAGGAGCGGCACAAGGTTGTAGACCAGCTCGTGCGCGTGCGCTGCAAGCACGACTTCCCTTTTTGGGCGGCTATGTTTGTCTACATCAAAAACAAGGGCGGCGGCAATGATGTGCTGTTCCGTCTCACGCGCCCGCAGCGCCGCTTTGTGGCGCGGTTGGAGTCGCTGCGTCTTGCGGGCAAGCCTATACGCATAGTGCTGCTCAAGGCACGCCAGTGGGGCGGTTCTACCACTTCGCAAATCTATATGGCGTGGTTGCAGCTTGTCCACCAGGTGGGCCTTAACTCGCTCATCATTGCCCATCAGGGTGCGGGCTCTGACGAAATCAAGGACATGTTCGACCGCATGATTAAGGTTTACCCGGTAAGTATGCTGCACCAACTTGGCGAACGGTACAACGAGAACGAGCCTAAGATTGTGGGCGTCGGACGATCCGGCTCCATATTCCGTGTGCCGCAGCGCAACTGCAAAATCAAAATCGGTACGGCTGAACGGCCCGACTCCTGCCGCGGCGGCGACTACAACCTTGTCCATCTTTCGGAGGTGGGATTGTGGAAAGCCACCGAAGGAAAGAAGCCGGAGGATATTGTGCGGTCGGCCTGCTCTGGTATTCTGCTCAAGCCTTACACTATGATTGTCTACGAAAGCACTGCCAACGGCACGGGCAACTTTTTTCAGCGTGAGTATGATGACGCCAAGGACCCGCAGAAGCGCTCGCAGTTCGAGGCTATGTTCGTTTCGTGGTTCGACATTGAGGCATACTCGCAGCCGCTTGACGATGCCGTGGAGTTCGCTCAATGGCTCTACTTCAGCCGTGAGCGCGACAATGCGGTGTCGAGCCGTGAGGAAAGCGGACGCTATCTGTGGCGGCTGTGGGAGAAGGGGGCCACGCTTGAAGCCATTAACTGGTATGTTGGCGAGCGCGCCAAGTACACCGACCACGGCCAGATGGCGGCTGAGTACCCAAGCGATGATGTGGAGGCGTTTGTCAACTCGGGCGCGCACGTGTTTGATGCCGGACTTGTTGAGCGGTTCCGCGATGCTTGCCGCGCGCCCAAGCGCATAGGCGATGTGTATGCCGATGGCGACGAGGGCGGCGATGCCCTCAAGTCGCTGCGCTTCCGTGACGACTCGCAAGGGCAGCTGTGGGTATGGGCCGACCCTGAGCCCGATGGCAGCGAGATTGTCACCAATCGCTATCTTACTGTGATCGATGTTGGCGGCCGCAGCAACAAGGCCGACTGGTCGGTCGTGGTCGTGTTCGACCGCTTGTTCATGGCCGACGGCGGCAAACCGGTGGTTGTCGCGCAATGGTATGGGCATATCGACATTGACCTGCTGGCGTGGAAAGCCGCGCAGATAGCGGCCTATTACAACAACTCTCTGCTTGTGATTGAGAGCAACACACTTGAGACGCACGACCGCCAGCGCCAGGTCGACGGCGACCAGTCTGGTTATATCCTCAATCAGATAAAGGACGTGTATCCCAACCTATACGAGCGCAAGCAGTCTGAGGAGGAGATACGCGAGGGGCTGCCGCGCAAGTATGGCTTTCACACCAATGTCGCAACCAAGCCTATGATTATCTCCACGCTGGTCAAGGTCATTCGCGAGCGCATGTATGTTGAGCGTGACGTGCGCTGCCTTGATGAATATATCACCTACGAGCGCAAACCGAATGGCGCTTTCGGCGCTATCATCGGAAAGCACGATGACTTGTTGATGACGCGCGCCATTGGTCTGCATATCTGTTTCCGTGAAATGGATCCGCCCGCGATTGTCGCCCGCGCCACCTATTCAGTACCGCACGCAAAGGCCATTTCCGAGGCTTCATTTTAGGCCGATATATAATTTTTCCAAATTCTTGTATATAATTTTGCCGAAATCTTGTATGTTTTTTGGCGCGGAAACCATTTTGTTGACGTCAACAAAATGGTCGGGCTTCGCAGTCCGACCACTCCAGAATTCACACTTTATTACACAAATCAGAATTAAAGAAATCTACTTCTTACGATGTTCCCGTAATCGCTTAATGTCTTCTTCGGTCAACCACACTTTGCTCTCGCCATTTCTGCGAAAGCAAATACCGCTTGCCTGCACATCACGCTGGAGCTGCCTAACGCTTATGCCCAACTCTCGTGCCGCACTTTCACGCGAATAAGTGTGCGGCACTTTGGCGCGGAACATCGTGCGCAATGCTCCGGCCAGCGTGTGCAGCGTCTCATCGCCCATGCCACACACGTTGTCGTTAGCAGCTGCCGCAATTTCGGCAAGCACTGAATTTAATTCCTCTCTTCCATTCATAGAACTTAATCGTGAAAAATGCCGTGAGCAATATTACTCCCACTATCAGCATCACCAGCCGCGCGCTCTGCAGGTTGATGCCGACAGCATCAAAGGTGTTGTAGCTTTGCAGCGTTATGCAGATGTATAGCGCAAACGTGTATGTCAGTGCAAGGCGGTGAAACACGCAGAACTTCATCTTAACGCTCAGTGCCATATACAGCGCATATGGTAGGGGCGACAAGCAAGCGTGATTGAGCACGCTGCAATCAATGCCGCGCAGCAGCAATGCCGTGTGGACTATCATCAGCAGCGTCAGCACAAATGGCGTGTACCTGAGCAAGAATAGTATAAGCCTCATCACTGCATGTATTGTTGTAGCCGTTCCATTGCCTGTGGGTTGGCTTGTGCCTGCACCTGTTGTTGCAGCAGCGGCGACATGCCCTCCGGCGTCTGGCCGTTCTGTATCTGTTCCTTTTGCGACTGAATGCTTTGCAGCAAGTCGTCTGCAAATGGGAAGTTGCCGTATTCAAGCAACTGCTCTACGCTGATTGCCTGAGCCTGCCACAGCTGCATAAGTATGTCGTTGGCAAGCGTGCGGTATGCCGGCGTGCTCGTGCTCTCGGTAATGCTCAGATCAAACTCTGTGTCGCGTATTCTCTGCGGGTCGAGCTGTATTGCAGCACCGCTCTTGCCGGCGATGTTCAGCACGCGCTTCTCGTCATAGAACTGCTGGATGTTCTTCACGTCCTTGTATGCTCCGTCTTTCACGAAGTAGCTGAATGCTTCGAGCAAGTCAAGCAGCGATGTGGTGGCGTTCTGTGTCTGCTGGTTGTAGAGTGCCGCGCTTGTGCCGCTGTATCCGGGTTTGCCTTGCAGTGCGCCGTTCACGCCCGATATGTCCTCGAAGAATTTCAACTGCATGTTCAGCAGTTCGGCGATGCCTATGTTGGTGGCATTGCTGGCCACTTGGCTCGGCACTGCTCCGCTCAAGCTCGGCTTGAACGCTATCACTCCGTTCACCTCCGACCACCGCTCGGCTATGTCGTCCATGCTCACGCCGTCGGGAAGGCAGTCCTCGGGAACAAGCAGCACGCCCTTGGCGGTGCTCCTTATCACCCAGTCGTAGAGTGTTATCAGGCGGTTTGTATATCGCTGCTGGTCTATCACGTCCCCCACAAAGCTGTGTATCTCTCCGTCAATAAACGGATACACCTTAAACACGTAAGGGTGTGAGCCGTGCTCAAACGGGGTCTCGCCCTCTTTCAGTATGTCGCCAAACGGACTGAGGTAGGAGAAATACCAGTAGTCGTCCATAAACCACTCGGCGGTGATTAGCGGTATGTCGTCGTCTTCCATGCCATACTCGCGCCCCATCTGCATGCGCTGCTCGTTCACGGCAAGCACCTGTGATGCGTAGTCTTCTTCGTCTACTTTGAATATGTCTCCGTTCTGGTAGTCGTGGCAGCGATAGCGCGGCTTCTGCTCCTTGCGCCACACCTCCACCACGCGGCAGCGGCCCGGCTCGCTGGTGAACAGAAAGTCGTAGTTGTCGAGCTTGCTGTAGCCGAAACTGGCGGCATACGATGCTATGTAGTCTTTGCGCGATGCGTTGCGGTATATCTCCCGCAGCCGCCTGTAGTCGTCGGGGGTGGTGGCAAACTGCTCGCAAAGCTGGCCGAACGATATGTCGTGAACTTCGCCAAGAAAGCCCACGTCCCAGCCGCGGAAGTCGCGCATGTTGTTGTCGATAAAAAAGTTGTTCGGCTGCACATAGTCTGTCCAGCAGTCCTCACGCCCATTGCGCCAGCCGTAGCTCTTGCGCTGCACTGCTATGCCGCTTATCAGAAACTCTTCCATCGTGCGCGCATTCAACTCGTCCATGCGGTTCAGCTGCATGTTGCATTGCAGCAGCGTTGACATGGCCTCGCCCAACCGCTGCTCGTCGCGGTCGCGGGCGGTGCATGTCGGCTCTTTCGCTTGGCTGCGGAACACGCCTATCACGTTGCGCATCAGGCGGCGTATGAGGTTGTTCTTCAGCGGCACGTTGCCCTGCTTCTTTATGTACTCTTCCTCGGTCATCGTGCAGCCGTCCACGGTAATCAGGTCGTCCCACTGCTTGCCGTAGGCGTAGCGCTTGTTGCGCTGGCGCTCACGGCGGAAGTCGTCCATCTGGTTCCAGTAGTACTGCGCCTCCATCAGCACGTCAAACGCGCGCCTGTCCTGCTGCAGCTGCGAGACTTTCACGCTGTCCATCTCTTCGCTGCTCGGCTCGGGCTCGGGTGTCACGCGGCTCAGGCTGAGCAACACCACGGCTGTATCTTTATCGTTGTTCTTTGTTATCATAAGTATGCAAAAACAGTGTGGGTGCAATATTAGTCATTATCGCACCCACTCTCTGTTTAACTACTTACTTGCTGCTACTTCATCGATTTCAAGTCGTTGACAAGGTTTTGTTTCGCTCCGACCATTTCGTTGGCGGCTTTCATTCGGTCCGCCCGGGTCGTCGCCGATTGCCATTGTCTTGTGAGGTCGTTTATCCGCTGCATGTAGTCGTTTATTCTGTCGTATCGCCATGCGGCAGGAGTGTTATAGAACTCGGTCATTTCCTCGTCAAACTTATCGGGGTCCTTTAACTGCAGCTTATTTATGCGGCTCACCGTTTTCTCTGACTGCTTGTACTCGTCAAGCCAGTCTGTGAGGTCTTGGCCGCTGCGGTTGTCGGTCAATTCCGAAAGTTTCTCTTTAGCCTTGTTGTAGGCTGCGTCTTCGTACTTGGCGACACGCTCCTTTCTGCCGTCCTCGCCATACATCCAAGCAGTGAGCGGTGTGTTACGCCTCAGTTTGTACTTCGCGTAGCGCTCGGCAATCTGCTTGGGCGATAACTTACGCGCGTCGCTGCCGTCAAGGTCTATCTCATCGAAATAAATCTTGTCGAGCTGGCTCTGCGGGGTGTTGAATATGCGCGCTATCAGCAATGCGCACTCGCGCGCGTCTGCCGGGTTGTTTTCGCAGTAGTCCATCACGCCCACCACAGCATCGGTCAGCGATTGCGGGTTGACGCCCACACCTGCCTGGATTAGCAGATTTATCACGTCGTTGGTGGCTTGCACTGCATCGTAGCCGAAGCTCTGGTAGATTGCATACAAGTCTGAGGTAAGTGGCATTTCCTTCTTTAAGTTGCCAATAGTGCCCTCGCCCGTGAGTGCATACTGGCCGGCTGTGCTCAGCACGTCACCGCCAGTCAAGCCCTCCACGCTGCCGACAAGCGCGTGAAGTCCTGCGTCTGCTTTCATCTTCTTCTTCTCGTCATCATTGTCGCCCAGCAGCAGATACGGCAAGTAAGCGCCAAGGTTCCACGCCAGCTGCAATATGTAGCCGAACGTGGCCACCCGCACAAACTCGCGCCATGTTGAGCGGCTGTATGTGCGCTTTGCATTTCTCCATGCGGTGTTTTCGTCAAGGCCGTCACGCACCATCTGCTTTGCCATAAACTCAATGCTCTTTTCCTTGTACCCCTTCGTGGTCAACTTGCGCGCAAGGTTGCGCAGCGCGTCATACTCCTGACGTGTGTACGACATTGCCGAGTTGCGGAACACTGTGAACAGCACGCTGGCCCACGTTCTGTCGGCCTGCATTGTCGATAGGAACGCGCCCTCGCTTGACTGCTGTGTCTGGTTGTATGCAATCTCTGCGTCTTGGCGCGCCTTCTCTTCGGCCTTGCCCTTGTCATAGCCCTGCTTGAGGTACTTGGCAAGTTTGGTCTTGTAGATGGCGTGAGCACCCATTGCCACGGTGACCGCATCCACAAATGCGTTGGGGCTCATTCCGTACTTAGACGCAAGTTGCACCACACGGCTGCGCCACACCTTCCAGTCCATTTCTGTTTTGAGTAGTCGCGGGTCACCTGCCATGCGGCTGTTCCAGCGTTTGTGGAATAGCGGTAAGTTCTCCATACTCCATTTCCATGCGCCCACCGGGTTCACAAGGTTCTGAAGCAGATACTTCGCGTTTGCGTCTGGCAGATATGCCGGGAAAGATAAGAACTGCTTAAGTGCAGTGAAAATTCTGCCGCTTATCTTTGCCGCGGTCACAAGTTTGGCGAGGTTTACCATTGTCTTGTCAAGTGTTGCCACCGGTGGACGGTACGAGCCGGCCGCCAACTGGCACACGTTGCGGAAGTTTTTCCACAGTGTTTCACCGGCTCCGTATGCGCTGCTCATGTTCATAACTTGGTTCTTGAACCGCCTGTATGATAGCAGCGTGTTCAGGTCGCGGTTAAACTCTGAGTATGCGGCCCAGTGCTCCATGTCTTGCAGATGCTCAAGAATTACCGAGAATGCGTCTGCATTGGTGACGTCGAGTGCAAGGTTGTTGCGGCGGCGCTTGATGATGCTGCCCGTGGTGGTGGATGTCAGCGTAGGCTCGCCGGTATCGTCCGCCACATCCACGTTCTCCGTGCGTGCGCCCGAGAGTATCTTCAGCGGGAAGTAGTTCTCAATGGCGGCCATCGATGCCCCAAACATGCGCTTGTGCACCTCGTTGTACTTGTTGCGCCTCTGCACCAGGAACTCGTCCTGCATCCAGTCGGCAAGTTTTTTCAGTCTCGGGTCAAGTGCTTTTGCGATTTGCTCCACATCGCCTTCGGTGATGCCCATCGCGCGCAGCTTCATGCGCCCGTCGCTCATCTTGTCCACCATGTAGATGTATGCAAGGTTGCCCTGCGTCAGCGTGTGCGGCTTCATCTCTCCGCCGTCCCAAAACTTCACCTCCATGGTTGGCAGTTTGCGCTCAATACTGAATATGTCGCCCCAGCGCATCTTCTTGCCGAATATCTCGCTCACCTTGTCGTCAAGCTCTTTCAGCGCGTCGCGGTAACCGCTGTATTCGTTTTCCGAAGCACCGAGCCAGCTGCGCACAAAGCGGTTCCACAGGTAGCCCTCGCCGCGCACGTTCTTGTTGCCGAACATTCGCAGCATCTGCTCAAAGGTCGCAAGTGGCGCCAAGAGACCCCTTACAAGGTCGCTGTTGCACAACTTCTGTAGTGATGATGGCTTGTGGTGCTCGTTGCACGGTCTGCCTTGCATGTCCGAGTTGGCGTTGTGCTGAATGTCTTGCACCCGCTGTTTTTCGGCCTCCCGCCACGCTTTGGCGCGCTCTGCGCTTTCTCCCATCACGCCTCCAAGCTGCGCAATCAGCTGTCGGTAGGCGTCGGCACGCTCTATCTTGTTCTGCCGTATGGCGTCTTCGGTGGCTTCGCAATACTGCTTGTAGGCGTCTGCGCTCATTTTGCCGGCGTCTTTCTGCGCCTTGGCCTCTTTCAGGCTCTCGCGCAGTTCGGCTTCTTCGGCCTTGCTGCCCTTGATGTCCTCTACGTAGCGTGATGCCAGCTGTAGGCCGGTCAACTCGTTGGCGGCTTGGTCTGCAGTGGCTTTGTCCTCGCTGCCGATTTTGTCAAGCGCTTTGCCGATGCGCCCGTTCAGCTCCTCCTTGTCAAGCTGCACGCCTTTCTTCAGGGCGTCAACGGTGGCCGCTCCGTCGGGATCGAGCTGACCCTGCACCTCCACGCCGCTTGCGTTCACGCGCGTGCCCTTGGAGTGCAGCAGCTTGCCGAATGTGTCACCGGCGTTGCGCAGCTGGTTGTCCACCATCACGTCCATCAGCTTGTTAATCTGCTTGGTCGTGTTCTCTGCGCCCGTCACGTTGGCCGCGGCCGAAAGTATGCGTTTGGCCTCGTAGCCGCTCAGCTTGTCAAGCATGCCGTTTTGCAGCATCTCGCGCGCCATGTCGGTCACGCTCTTCACAGTGCCCTTGTCATACACCTTCTGCCGCGCCATTGCCTGACGCAGCTTGCTCAGGTTGCCGCCTATGGCCTTCATCGCCTCGCGCTTGGCCTGCAGGTTGCTGGCGTTGCTCTCCACTGCCGCCTCGCGCATCTTGTCCACAGCGTCGCCAAGGTCCACGTCGCCTATGTCGTCATCGTCCCCGTCACGGAACATCATGCCCTCGTCCGGGTTCTCGTCATCGCTGCCGCTGAACTTCTTCCCCTCGTTGGCATCGGTGCCTTCAGGTTCGGGGCTGGAATTGAATTTGGCTAATCCTGTCTTGTCATGATATACGCCAGTGTCAATCAGTTCGGAAATGCTTTCAGCAATGGAACTCAGTGTTCCAACTGGAGCCTTGCTGATATCTTCTTTGAAGTACACATATTCGTTAGCATACTTGTCCTTCTCGGCATGGAACCTATTTGGAATGCGCTTTGTTTTGATGACAATACTTTCTACTGGCTCATTGCCAACGTTCTTTGCATTAACATTATGGTTGCTCACCCTAATGACGAAAGTCTTGCCGTCCGACGTCTCAAACTTACCATAACCACTGCCGGTGCCGCCTTGATTTAATCTGAGGCCCCGAACTAAATCAGATATAAAGCCTTTACTGCTTGTGACTTTTTTGTATGCCTTGGCAATTTCTTTAAGGGTCTGCTTTGCGGTTTCGCGTTTTTGGCGTACTTTTGCTTTGTGCTCTTCATCAGTAGGCCCTAAGTGCTTAAGTGCTGCCTCACTGGGTTGAGCACTTTTTTTGTTGGTGCCTTTGGAACTTTTTTTCTCGCCGAAGCCAGTGCGCATGCGCATGGCTATGGTGTCGGCCTCGTCAAAGATGCTCGGCCTGCCGCCATTCTTCTCGCGCTTGTACGCCTCGTGCAGCACGTAGGCCCAGTCCTTGTTGGTCCACTCGTGCTTGCCGGTGATGTTCAGGCCCTCGGCCAATCGCTGCAGCGCCTTCTGCAGCATCGACTTCAGTCTGCCCCAGAACGTCTGCTCCTCCGCGCTCAGCTTCTCAAAGCCTTTCTCGCCGATGCGGCCCGCCAAGTGGGCGCCGTATTCCTCGGTGGCCTCGCGGCGGAACTGGTCCTTCTTCTTGCTCGCTTCGATGGCGGCTGCCGCCATGTCCTCCAAGTGGTGCTCGCTCGGGTCCTCGCCCCTGGCGCGGCGCTCCTTCTTCTTGCGCTCCATTATGCGGTCCACCTCGTCGTCATACAGCTTGCGCACCTTGTCGTCTATCCACTTCCTGATTTTCTCGCTTGACACGCGATACAGCTCGTCCATGGCGTGGTCGAGCTTCTCCTTGGTGTCAAACAGCACGCGGAAGCCCCGGTGCCCCACCACCTCGTGAAGCACCGTGTTCTCCACGTCGGCAAGGTTCTCGTGGTTGCCAATCACTATTGTCACCTCGCCCATCCGGGTGTCATACATGCCCTTCATCCTGCGCTGGCGGCTGCCCGGAGTCTTGGGCAGCTCATCGGCGCTGGTGACGATGCGCACCTTCGCGCCCAGCTTCGCCGCCAGCTCCTTCACGCGGCGCACCATGGCCTGCGCAAGCGTCTCCTTGGGCTCGCCTTCGGGCAGCGACAGCTCCTGAGCCTGCGGGTCGTCATCGTCCAGCAGACGGAACTTCTTCCCCTCGTCCGGGTCTGCGGTGTCTTCCTCAAAGAACTGTTGCAAGCGTTCGGCAAGTAGTTTCTCTCGGGCTTGTTGCTGCGCCTCCTCATCAGATGGCCACTCAAACGCTTTCTGCCTACGTTCCAACTCCTCCGGGTGACGCTTGAGCACATCTTCCTCAAGAGCCTCATACTTCTCTCTGAGCCGCTCTTTTTCCTCTTCAAGCATTTTTTCTCGCTTGTAGTAGTCAGGGTGTTGCTTTCGGAACTCCTTGTCCCTATACTTTGCATTCAAGGCGTTGCCTTCAGCCCATTTGTCAGCCTTGACCTTTTGCAGGTCTTTCCGGTATTCGGAAATCCCTTCGGCATAGTCCTCGTCGTAGGGGTTCTTCAGCCTTTCAGCCATTGCCTCTGCGATGGTGTCAATGGCCGCGTCTTTATAATGGTTGAATATCTCTGCATATTTAGGCTTGCTCCAATGCGGGCCGTCCGCGCCCATAGTGAGTATGCCAGCCTTTTCCATCTCATCGTACACGAGCTCGTCGCGCTTCGCGTCAAAGTAATCATGGAATTTCTGCCTTAGGGCTTCTCTCTCCTTGTTGCGCTTCTCAATCTGCTCAACGTGCCAGTCGACACCTTTCCTGTTTTCGGCCTCTATCGCTGCGTCCTCGGGGTATTGGCGGCGCACCTCGTCTTTAAGTTTGCCGCTCTTTTCGCGTAGCGATTGAAGCTCTTGCATCCTCTTCCGCTCGGTCTCAGGGTTGTAGGCATCGTCATACATCAGGTTTATGTCTCTGGCGGCATGACTCTCTTGCCGGTCTATATCGCCCATCTTCTTCTGGTACTCCTCCGAAGTGGGACGGTAGCGGTAAGGGTTGTCGTTGTCAAGGTAGTCCGAAAACTCAGCCTCAGTCTGCTGCATCTTGAGGGTCCGCGCCATCTTGTCAACTTCCTTTTTGTTGGCGGCATACACTGCGTCATACATGGGCTTCCACCCGTAGAACGGAGTCTTGTTGCCATACATGCTGGTGTGGTGCCACTCGCCGCTGTCAATCACGCCAGCGTCCACAAGCGCGTCAAAGGTCTTCGGCGTCACGCTGTACTCCTTCCGGAAGTCGGTTTTCGGATAGCGTCCGTCCTCACGCGCCTGCGCCGCGCGCTTGCTCATCGAGTAGCCCACATAGCCGCTGTTGCCGCCAAACACGTGGCGCAGCGAATAGCGCACATCTTGCTCACGCTCGTTAAAACGCTTTGACGGTGGAATGATGTTGCCGTCATCATCGCGCGTCACCAAGTCGTTCAGCTTTCTGTTGTTCTTGGTGTTCTTGTACTTGTACCCCCTGCCGTCATCATATCCGAACTCGTTGGCATCGTTGCCGTCCCACCAAAGGTCTTTGGCCGGGACTTCGTCTTCTATGATGCGGTATTTGCCTTCCAGCCTGCTCTTTCCGTGCATCTCGGCATACTTTCTCGATGGGGTCACCCAGTCGCCGTTTCTCAGACTTCCCTCTTTCACCGATGTCGGCACGGCTCTGTACACCTTCACCTTCACATCCTTGTCGCCTCTCTTCAGCGCTTCGAGTGCGGCGTGTATGGCTTGCGTCGACTCCCGTCCGTGCAGCGTGTCCTGTGAGTAACGCTCCGGGTGCGTAAAATAGTCATCCGGCTGTAGGTTGTACCCTAACGCCATGTCCTCCAAATTCACGTCAGGCGCATTGTCCTCAACATCGGCGCGTCGCGCCTCATCACTCTCATAGCCTGGGTTGGAAGGGGCCACCCATGCGCCCACGCCCTGGTAGTCGCTCTCCGTGTCGCCATATCCATTGCGGCGTGCAGCCTCGTCAAGCATCTCTCTTGCCGCCGCCTCGTCGCCTCTTTCAAGGGCTTCCGCATAGCGTTTGTCTATCTCGTCGGCAGTGAGCATTGACAATTCTTCCTGACGCTTCCTCTTCTTTGCTTCCTCCTCTTCGGCTTTCTTGCGTGCAGCCTCCATAGCGTTGTGCTCTCGCTCTGCAGCTGCAATGTGTTCTTGACGCAATTTTTCAATATCGCCGAACCGCTCTGCCAGTTCTTGATTTATTGGCCGAAAGAATTTGCCGAACTCTTGCAGGTTCATTTCCCTGTGCGCCACTCGCAAAGTGCGGCGAATTTCACTTAATGCCCTATTGGCGGCCATCAGGTTGCCATCCTTAATGGCAGTGGCATAGTCCTTCACCTCGTTTGCGTCTACTTTGTGTTTTTCGGCAAACTCGTTGTATCTGTTGTCGTTAGAGACCTTGCGCGGGTCCACGCCGTGCAGCAGGTCGGCCATCACGCGGTCGGCCACCTCCTCGGCCGTGGTGAAGCGTATGTGCAGCAGCTCGGCCACTCCGCGCCAAAACCTGCCAAGGGCCTCCTTCACCCGCTGCAGCGCGCTTATGGCTTTGGCCTTTTCGGTTATGCTGCCGCTGCCCTCGGCAGTCTTGCGCATCTCCTCGCGCAGCCGCTCGGCTCCGCGCTTGCCCGAGAACTGCGCCAGCACCTCGTCGGCCACCTCGTCGTCGGTCTCCAGCTCCGGGTAGTTCTTCTTCACCCAGTCCCAAAGGCCGCCCTTGCCCTTCATCAGGCGCACGATGTCGCCCCACGCCTTGGGGTTGACGCGGCGCATCATGTCGCCCCACAGGTGGGCGTACTCGTGTATCGGCGTGTCGGCAGTGGCTATGCGCGGGTCCACGTATATCTTGCCGCCCACCGTGAAGCCGTAGGCCTCGCCGCCGGACGTGCGGAAAAACCGCACGTGGTCGGTTATCCTTGCGTCCTTCTCGTTGAAAATCACATAGTTCTTGGCGCCGTCCTTGCGCCCGCCGCTCATATACTCAGCAGGGTATTTTATGCCGGCAAAGCCGGCTCTTGACAGCAGTTCGCTCGCCAGTTTCTGACTCTTCAACGCAACCTTAATCTCCTCGTAGAGGTCTGCTCCCGCAGCATTGGGATTAAGTACTATATTGCCATAGCCATCCGTGAGCCTTACCATGCTCGGCAAGTCCTTACGTTTCCATCCGAGTTTTTCAAGCTCCGTGCATATTGCATCTATTTTCTGTGATGGAATGTCGCTTATCCTGCCATTATAATCAATATAGTTCTCGCCGTTGTCATCGGGAATTTCAACAGTATAGAGGTGGCGGGAGGCGGTCTCTTCTTTCTGCGCATAGCCTACGGCGTCCGCCGCAAACGGCTCAACAATTTCATAAACCCAGTTGGCAAACTCTCTTCTTGAAGCGGCATCGTCCAGATTGAACGAACTCAATTCCCTGTCGACTTTCGCATTCCACATATACGGATACTCGTCGAAATATGATTTAATCTGCTCCAGTGTCTTTTTGTCCGATGGAATTTCCAAGTCGTAGTTGTCACCGCGGGCCGAAACGCTAAGCCCCGGCCTAAAGCCGAAGCGGTCTTTAATCAAATCTGCGGCCAAAGATTCGACCCTATTCAGCACTTCCTCCGACGAGTTGTCATCATAACGGGCAGTCGCTTTCGCATAAGTCCGGCCAATTCCCTCAACCTCGGTCACGTATGTGCCCCAGCCGTATGCCTGCGCGCCTTCGCCCTCGCCCATGTGCGAGTTGTCGAACTCGTCGAAGTCCGCCCCACTGCCGTGGTACACCTTCTGCATGCGCGGCTTTTCATTGCCGCCGTTGTTGGCTTGAGGCAGGGCGGTGTCGGCCTCAACGGGCGGATAGCTGTACTGCCCGCCAAAGTCCTTGGTGTGCAGCTTCACGTCTGCGTCAATCACGCGGATGTTGCCCGACTTGTCCCTGACGATGTTGTTGCCCTGCAGGTCGGCAACCACGATAGTGCCGTTGCTGAAAGCGGTCTTCTCCTTGTTGACGGGCTTGAAGCCCATGTCGGCCATATAGGCGACACGCTCCTCCGCCGACAGCGGTTTGCTGCCGGTGAAGTCCACTACTGGCTGCTTGAGGAACTTCACGAACTTGCCGTCAACCTCGCCATAGCCCAAAATCTCATATCGGCTGTTTGGGAATACGTGGTTGAATAATGTTACGGCATCAATGTCGGGGCGGAACTTCTTAAGGCCGTCCTTGCCTTTCGACACTTTGATTACGTGCTTTCCGTCTTTGGACTGGTATACGTCAGAGTCTTTTCCGCTGCCAAGCGGCTCTTTGGCATCGGTGAAGTCCGACACACTTGTGTGCCAGTTGCCGGTGGCTATTGCCCACTTTTTGAGGAGTTCTTTCTTTTTCTCCTCAATTCTTCTCTTTCCTTCTGCACCAGCTCGTTCATTCTTTGGGACTGCGCTTTCAGATATTCGTGAGAAAAGTACATCGACATAACTCGCGCGTTCTCCTTTTCGCAAGCCTCGTTCCACTTCCTGTGGAAGTCGTTTAGAAAGAGGTCGCCAGTATCTGTTTCTTGGTGTGACATGTTCAATGTAGTTATCAATCAGCCGCAAAGTTACTTCATCGAAGTTTCCCGACAAAACCCTGTCGTACATTTCTTTCCTCTCAGCGGTGATTTTCTGCATCTCCTTGCGGCGGGCCTCACGCGCCTCCTTCTCTGTTTTGCCGGTGAACATGGCCGTTGCGCGGTCAACGAGGCGCCACATCTTGTTGCGCTCCTCCGCTTCCCCGCTTCTGTGGCTCGCCTCCAGCTTGACATCATTCCCGTTGGCCGCGTCCAGCACCTTCTGCCCCTCGTCCACGTCCGTCACCACCTCGATGCCGGTGTCCTTCAGCACACCGTTCACCGCCTCCAGCAGAGCCTGCTCGGCCTCGTCAGGCTCTTCAACCACAGGGCCGCGGTGATACAGCAGCGTCTTGCCGGTCTGCCCGTCCACCTTCTCCTGAACTGTGTTGAAGATGTTTCGCAGATGCCCGCCGAATGCCGCAAGCTCCTCCGTGCCGGGAAACACAAACCCGCTCAGAGCCAGCGGCGTCTTCTTGAACTCCTCAAAAGTCATCGCCTTGCCGCCGGTCTCCGCCTTGCGGCTCTCATACATCGCCTTGTATAAGCGATACATCATCTCGGCATACCGCTCGGCAGCACCGGGGTCGGTGTCAGAAAGGAACGGACTCGACAAGCCGCGCTTCTGCAGCTCGTCGCTCACCCACGCGGCAAACAGCCTCGCGGTCTCCTCAGCGGGCCGGCCCCAATAGCTGGCGCCGCGTTGGCGCGAGCGGATGTTGTAGTCGCTGCCCGCCACGCTGTCGATGAGGGCGTTGAACGCCTCCCGCAGCTCGTCGCGCATCGCTATGCCCTTCGACTCGGTCACCATGCCGCCCTTCACGTTGCCGTGGCGCGCGAAGTAGTTGTCCAGCGCATGCCACCACTCGTGGGCCAGCGAGCCCGCCCCCTGTGTCTTGGTGAGGTTAATCACCACCTCGTCCGGCTCGTAGTGGGCCTTCGCGCTGCCGCCGCCGCGCGAGCCGAACGCAAGGCCAAGCTCGCCGTTCAGGCTCAGCGCGCGCGGCGACACTCCCAATATCTGCGCCAAGTCCATAAGGGCGTCAAAGGCGCCGTTCACCGCAGCCTGCCGGTCGCGCTGGTTGGTCCAGTTGCCAAACTGCACGCCGCGGAAGCCGAACTGCTCCATCAGCTGCTCCGCACTCACGTCAGCACCCTTGCGCCAGTCCTGGCCGGTGCGCTCGCCCGTGCCGTTGAAATACACGAAGTCGCGGCGCGCCTTCTCTATGTCTGCTATTTTGGCGTCCCACTCCTCGCGGTGCTCATCCACAAATGCCTGCGCCTCCTTCCGCGTGCCGAAGCCGTCGCCAAGGTAGAACGGCATGGAGTCGGTCGAAGTCTTCTTGGGCGCATATTTGTCATCCAGCACAACACCGTATTTCCACGTCCGCCCGTCCTCGGTGTACGACACTATCTTCACATAGTCCTTCTTCCTGCCTTCACCGCCTTTGCCCTTCGCCTCGGCCAACTTGGCGTTCACAATGCCGTTCAACTCGTCATGCTCCCCGTCAATGGCTGCGCGAGCCTCCTCAAGAGAGCCGTACATCTTGCCCGTGGGCATGTACACACCCGTCCCCTTGGTGGGGCTGTCGTGCCGGTACACTATCTCGTATTGTGTGTAGCCGGCAGCGCGCACCTCTTCTTCCGGCGCTGAGGCATAACGGTTCTTGCCGCCCGCCTTGTACTTCTCCGCAAACGCCTCGGCCTCCTCCTTTGAGCCGAACGTGTGCTGTTCAACCCGCGCACTGAGGCTGCGCTGAGTTATCACGGTCCATTTGCCGGTGTGCTCCGTCAGCACCTCGCCCACACCCTTCACCGAGAACTTGCCCGCGGGGTGGTCGGTGTCGGGGTCCGCGTTCTCCACCTTGGCCGCATACACCATCTCGTCCACCACATCGTCAATGGTCGTCAGCCACCTGCCGGGGTAGTACGTCTTGCCGTTGCGCGTCTTCAGCACATAGAAGTCATAGCCGCTGGCCGGTACGGCCTCCACAACGGGCAGTGTCACCTTTGCCCCAGGCTCGTAGCCAAGCCGTTCCATCACGCGCGCCATCACATCTATGGGGTTAAGCGGATAGCACGTGCCGTTGAGCTTCTGGCCGGGGTTCCACTGCTCCAGCTGCCTCTTGCGCGCCTCCACCTCTTCTTCGCTGTACGCCTTGCGCCCGCGCTCCTCGGCCATGAGTTTGTCGCGGCCCTTCTCGTCAAGCGAGAACAGCTTGGCCAGCAAGTCCACGCCCTCCTTGGCATGCTCGGCCCACGCCCGCACAGCCGCCTCGCTCTTTTCGCGCTGGTAGCCCTCCTTCAGCTTCGGCTTCGCGGCTCCCAGATACGCGGCCATCACCGCCTCGGCAAAGCGCGCGTCCTCCTCGCGCAGCGCGCCCTCCTTCACGGCCTTCTTCAGGTTGGGCCGCTTGAACGCCTTCGACAGCGGCAGCTCCATCAGACTCTCCAGCGTCACGTCGGCCACGCTCTGCGACAGCTCGGCCAGCGCGTCCTTGCGCGCACCGGCAATGTGCTCGCCCACGTCCTCAATCTTCCTCTCGGCAGGCTTCTTCTGCTCTGCCGCGGCCGACGGGCTTGCCGGCTCTTGCTCACCCTTGCCCGTCTCTGCCGCGTCCATTCTTTTAAATGCCTTATAGCGCTCCTCATCGGCTTTCTTGACAGCGGCGTTACGCTCCTCGCGCATCTTTTTCAGGACAGGATCATTGTCCATCGCCTCACGCTCTTTTATGCCCTTAGGCGACCTTGTCTCAGCACTAACGGTGGCTTGAGTCGGATAGTGCTCAGCGATATAGTCAATTATTTTGTCGTCCCATTCGGTCATCACATCCTCCAAATGGTCACACGCCTCATCGTATTCCTTGCGGAGCTTCTTAACCTCCTCGCTTTCAGAGTCGCTTTCCGGCTTGCCCTTGCCGCCCGCGGCAGCAGCGCCGCCCGCGGGTCCGTCGGGTCCGTCATCGTCGTCATCGTCCTTTTTCGGCTTCTCATTCTCTCTGAGAAAGCTTTCAAAACTATCCTTTTCCGAAAAATACTGGCCGCTGTCTTCCTTAGAAATACCACAACGCTCCAATAAAGTACGGATATAACCCTCAACCTCCTTTGCCTCCTTCTCGATGCCGCGCAGAGTGTTTTCCCTGCGTTTTTCGTTAACCACGTCAATGCGCATCCGGTTGCCGGCTTCCAGCTCTCCATATTTAGAGCCTGCGGCAACAACTCCGCTATTGCTCTTATACTTGCGGCTCGACCAATCCTTATGGGCGGCTGCCAACTCACGAAGCCTGCCCACGAACTTCTGCACAGCCTCTTTAATGGTGCTTGAAGAGTCAAGCACCTCCTTGTAAAAGCCACTATACCGGCCGTGTTTCTCTTCAGCAAACAGTTCCTCAGAGCTTTTAGCCGCAGGCCCTGAGCCCTTAAAACCTCCGCGTCTCCGCCGTCCGCTTTTTGGCGCAGGCGTCAACTGCTTCCCGTCGCCGTCCCGCTCGTCCTCCGGCTTTTCCTTCACCGCAACGGCAGAATTTCCGCCGTCCTCTTGCGCATTTGCCCCGCTTGCGCTATCTTTGCCTGAGTCATCAAGAGCAGAAAAATCGGAACTGCCGGCTGCTTCATTTTTTTTAGCAGGACTGATGGCGGTAATTTCGTCCGCCGATGGCTTCTCTATTGCCACACTTGGTAATGCCTTGTGTGGCATTTTCTTTCTGTGAAAGAATGACTTGTGGAGCACGACTCTATTGGTACCGTCCTCTCCCACACTCACCATTTCTACATAATACTTGTCGTATTGCTTTATAAACAGTAGTGTCGGCCGGCCTTTACTTGTGTCTATCTTCACATCGGTAGGGGTGCTCAGAATATCCTGTATCTTCAGATATTCTTCAATAGGCTCTTCGTCATGATGATTAACGGCATGGTCTATGAAATACCCTTTGCCACAATACACGTGACTGTCAGTCGCGCCACCACCCAAATGTTTTAGATAGCCTTTTGGAATAACGGCAATGGGCTCTAATTCATTGCCGAAATATTCCACGATTTCTTGCAATGACTTACCCTCTGCCCATTCGAGATTCTCATCTGAAAGCCATTCCCTTATTCTTGCTTCTCTGTCGGCAGCGGTTTCGTTTTCCCATTCTGTTTCCGTAGGCTTGTTACCCTCGCCGTCGTGGTCGTCTGGTTCGCCCACTCCTTCTCCTGCTGGTTTTCTGCTTCCACCTTTTTCACCGCGTTGAGCAGCATGTTCAGTTTGTTCACCCTCTTTGCGCTGCTGCTCGGCTTTGTCCTGCTCCGCCTGGGCCACGGCGGCCTCGTGCCGCTCCTGCTCTTGCTCTTTCACCTCGGCCGCTTTGCGCTCGCCCACGGCCTGCTCGTGCCCGGCCTTGGCGGCGGCAATCTTCTTCCACGCCTCAAGCTCGGCCTTGGCGCGCTCTATGGCGGCCTTGCGCTCCTTCTCAGCGGCAATCTTGCCCGCAATGGTGTCAGCGTGCTTCGGCTTCTCCTTCTCCGCCTTCTTCACTGCGGCCTCCTTGTCGGCAATCATGCTGTCGACCACACCGGCCGCCATGTCGGTGTCGCCCTCGGTCTGCTCCAGAATGGCCTGCCAGGCCGTCGACGGCTCGGCCTGCTCATACACTGGCTCGCCCTTCTCGTTCTTCGGAATGCTCCCAAGCGCACCTGAGCCCATCTGAATGGGCTGCTTCTCCTCAGGAGCAGGAGCGCTCTCGCTTCCGGTCAAGCCCTCATCGGCGGCGGGCGGAGTGGGTGCGGTCGGCCCTTCTCCCCCCTCCGCCGTGGGTGCTGGCAGCGACTTCTGCTGCTGGGCGGCTTGCTCAGCGTGGTCAAATATGCCGTTGTGGCGCTGCTGTATCGCTTCAGTGGCCGACTGTACGGCATCTGCGGGCGACACCGGCTGCCCCATTTCCACAATGTCCTTAGGGTCAACAAAGCGGTATTGGCCGGTGTTGGGGTCGTATATGACGATAGTCTGTGCCGACTTCTCAGGATCTATGCCGCCTGAGGTGTTCAGCACGAGCTTGCCGTCGACTACATATATGCTCACCGGGTTGCCGCTGTCGTCCTTCACGGTGGCGGGCATCAGCAGCTTTGTTTCCTTGTTGGTGCTCTTCACAACCTCGTTCTCCACCTCGGCCTGGTTCTGCTCGGCAGCCTTCTGAGCGGCCTCTTTAACGCCGTCAAGCCCCGCCATGGCCTCGATATACTCTTGTATGGCGGCCCTGTGCTCCTCGCTCAGCGCTGGAGAGTTCAGCATCGCTTCGGGGTCTTCCTTGATGACCGACACAGCCTCTTCGTCGAACAACTCGTTCAGGCGGTCAAGCGCTGCATGCGCACGTGCGGCCTTCTCGTCCACCGCGCCTTGCAGCACGCTGTCGTCATCCGCTCCGTCGTTGTCGGTCCACGCCTTTCTGCCCTCCTCACGCGCCTGCTCGGCGGCATTCTCGGTCGTAGGCGTGGCTGCCTCCTCCGATGGAGCACCAGCAGCGGGCGGCACTCCAGCCGGGCCACCACCGCCAACTTGGGCATTTTCGGCTGTTTCTTCTCTGCCTCCGAAGTTGTACAGCTCGTTGGCGTACTCCTGCACGGCATCTGCTTCTGCCTTGGTGCGGCGGTTGGGCTCCTTCTTCAGTGCCTTGTCGATGTCAACGCCATACTTCTCCTCTATGTCGCGCCTTATGGTGTGAGGATTGTGCGGTGAGTTGGCGGTGAGTTGACCCTCAAGATACTTGTCGATGGCGTTTTTTATACTCTTCACCTTGCCGCCATAGTACTGATTTTTCAGCAGTACGCGGTCTCCCTTCGGATACAGTACGTCAATAGCCGCGTCAATGGCCTCGTCCTGCACCTGAGCCTCACGCAGCTGCTCGCCCACGTCCACGGTGTTCAACTCAATCTGTCTGCGCACCTTGGCCTCATACACGTCAGCCTCTTTCTTGCTCTTGAATGTCTTGCGCACAACCACGTCAGCACCGCGCTCCTTCATCTTGCTCTTCGGCCCGCTGCCATACGCGGGCACAGGATTCTCGGCTCCAAGCGCGGTGATGGTGATTGTGCCGTCATCGTTGGCTGTGCGATCATACGACAGCACCGTGGGCATCGGCAGCATCTTGCCGGTCAGTAGATAGTAGGCTTTCGCGCGCACAGCCGCGCTCACGCTGTGGTCGTCCATCAGCCGCTGCATGGTGGCGTAGCCGTCAAGGTCTTTGTCCTTCGGCTTTTCCACCTGCTCCACAGCGGGGTTTTGAATTCCCGACTCGCGCTCCTTCTTTGTGGTCTTGGCGCTGCCAAGTAGCGTGTATAGGTCAGCCAGCCCGCCATAGCCGCGGTCACGCAGCTCTTGCAGGTCGGCATTGGTCATCTGCAGGTCAGCGGGTGTGCGGTCGAGCATGTTGCGCAAGCGACCCTCGAAACCTACGCCGCGGCGTGCCCCGTCGGTGCGCAACTCCGCCAGCACGCGCGGTGCGCTCTCTATCAGGTGCTTGCCCTTAAAGCCGGCCATCGTGCCCACATTGCCGGCCCAGATGCTCCAGCCGCTGCGCTTGTTGGGGTCGCCGTCAGCGAGCCGGGCGTTCTCAACCAGCTCGGGTGCTGCGAATATCGTGCCCTCGGCAAGCACCGATGTGGCCGTTTCGCCCGTCCTCACGGCCAGTTTGCCGCCGGTGCTGGCGGTGCGAGCCACCCACTTGTCGGCCACGTTGCCGATGAGGGGCGCGGCTACACCGGTTGCGGCACCCAGCAGCACACCGCGGCCTGTCGCTGCGAGCACATCGCCTATGCTGTGCTCGCCCGTGCGGTCTTGCCTTATCGCCGCGTGCGAGCCCTCGTAGAAGCCAAGGTTGCCCGCGCCAGCCGCCACGCCTTGCGCTATGCGCCCGGCAAGCGTGCGGCCCGCAAGCCGCTCTGCCATCTTTTCACTGGCTCCCTTGACCACCGCGCGGCCTATTCCGCGGGCTACGGCCTTGCTCGCCATACTGCCAATCCAGCCGCCGAGGTACATTGTCGGGTCGGCGGCCATGTTGCCCAGGGTGCCGAAGAATCCAGTCACGGGGTGCCCGTTCTCGTAGGCGCTCATCGCCTGCTCGTCAGCGAGATACTGCGAGTGATTGCCCGTTATCGCGCCCGCGGCTGTCTGCGCTGCTATGTGCTGCGAGTACAGCGGCTGGTCGGCAATCTTGCGCATGAGATACTCGAGTGTCGACTTGGGCGCGTTGGCGGCTTTGAGCTTGTCAAACACGTGCTGATAGATGCTGCCCTTGATGGCTTCCTCAGCCGCCTGCTGTGCATTCTGGCCCTTCTTTAACTCCTTGGGGTGCTGCTCAAAGTACAAGCCATACTGGCGTCTGAGTCTGCTCAGCACGCTGGGCGGCATTCTGCGCATCGTTTCCGCCACCATCGCATCGGGATTGATGCGCTGTGCGCGCTTGACTTCGCGCTCCACATCGCTATAGTCATCATCGAGACCCTCGTAGTTGGTTGCGGCACGCCTCATTGTCTCAATCGGTGTGCGGCCCGCGTCCTCGTCCACGGCCTGCTGGTTAGCCGCTTTGTCGGCTTGTAGCGCAGCGTCGTACGCCTCGTCGGCATACATCTTCATGATGTCGTCATCGTTCACCTTCTCGGGGTCAAGGCCGTGACGGTGCATCTTCTCGTTCATCTCGTGCTGCACGTTAGCGTGCAGCACATCGCCGAAGTCGGTCGTCAGCGAGCCGTCCTCCAGCTCGTACTGATTGTGCCACTTGCCGTCGTCGCCCTTCGTCACGCCCACGGGCGTGGCTGCTGCACTGGGCGTGCCCATCAGGCTCGTCCTTGGCTCCTCAATGCCCACGCGGCGTGCTTGTGCCCGCGCCTGAGCCTCACCTATGTAGTCAGGACCGATCCGTTTCGCTCTCTGAGCCTTCCGCTTGAGGTTGTCCGACTGCTGCTGCCACTGCCGACTGAGACGCGCGTTGTCATACGCATTTTGCTCCAATTGTGCCTCCGCCTGCTTGCGCTGCTCGGCTGTCCACCCCTGCGGCTTCGCGGCTTGTGTCTGCTGCTGCGGTTTCGGTGCGGCAGCCTGCTGTTTCTGCTGTTGTTGAGGCTTCCGTGCCGCCTGCTTTTGAATTGCGGCCCGCGCCGCAGCTGTTGGGACAAGCCCTATTCGCCGCGCAAACTCGTTGTAGTCTGCGCCCGCGTCTACTTCGTGCTCTTTCAGGTCTTTGAACAGCTGAAAGCGGTTCTTATAGCCCTCTTGGCCAGGCGCGGTCATTCTCTTGTGCCATGCCTCGCGGTCTTCGCTGACCGCGCCATTGGCTTTCAATCCGTCGTATATTCTGTATAAAGGGTCGTTTGCTGTCATTGTTTTCCTACTTTAATTCCTGTCCACTTTTGTTTGCCGCCTGCGGTGTTCTGCTTGCGGAATCTCTGCCTTATCTGCTGAGCCTGCTCACCGAGCTTCGCCTGCACACTCTTGCCGTGCTTCTTGGTCGTAGTCACCTTTTTTCCGCCCTTGTAGGTCGTAGAGGTCTCACTGATGTCATCGCCGGGAGTTATGTCATAACCCCATTCTGCGGCTTTCCGAAGCATCTCCTTTTCGCTCCTGAAGTACACTTCCTCGCCGGTGTTGGGGTCCGGCAAATGGTTCCCGCCGCCCGATTTGCCGCCATTGCTGCCGCTTCTTCTGCCGCCCCCAGAGCCGCCACTGCTGCTCTTTTTGCCCACGTTAGCACCCTGCTGCTTAGCCTTGTACGCCTCGGCGTCAAGCTTAGCTTTCTGCGCCTGCTTGACCGCGAGGTCGTAGGGCAGGCCCTCCTCAAGCGCCTTGACTTTAGCGTCATAGTAGGCCGCCATGCCCGCATCCTTGCTCGCAGCTGCGTTGTAACGCCCCCGCTGGGCGTCCGCGATGGCATCCTTCCGGTCTTGCTCCGCGCGGTCCTTGCTGAGCAGCCGCCGCCAGTTTCGGTATTTGTCGGTCGCGTCGAGGTCGAGCTGCTGCGCGCGCTGCAGCCCCTCGAAGTAGTCCTTCCGCTCCTTCTCGGCCTGCTCTTGCAGCGCCGCCCACCGGTCGTGCTGGCGGCTGGAAAGAGTAGGGGTGAGCGTCTGATTAGGCGCTCCCTTGGTTGTGAAGTAGATGTTGCTGAGCGCGCTGATGCCGTCACCGATGGCGCTAATCACCTTGTTGCGCTTTTCGATTTTCGCTTGCTCGGCAAGCTCCTCGGGCGTGGGCTGCTTGTAGTTGTGATTCTTGATGTACCAGTTCACGAAATGATTCTCGTCGAAGGTGTCGTTGCCGTCAGTATCCTTCGTTGTCCCTTGACCTACGCCCATGGTGGCGGGCGGTGTCTTCGCCGCCTGCTGGGCGTTCTCGGGCACAACGCTCGTGGGCTTAGCAGCGTTGTTGACGGCTGCGAAGTCGTCCTTCTGCATCTGCGTCAGCGGCTGCGCTGGCGCAGTGAAGTGCTGCTGTGTCGTTGTCGGTTGCTGTTGCGGCTGCATCTGCAGCGGCTGCTGCTGGGGTTGCACGCCCGCTGTGGCCGCGTTCGGCTCGCTCAGGTCGCTGCCCTGGGCGAGTTTCTGCGACACCGGAGGCGCAGCGGTCACGGGCCGCCCCTGGGCGCCAGCTGGGTTGAGTATCTGTTGTAGCGTTATTTTCGGCATAACTCGTTGTGATTAAAAGTTTTGCGCAATGTCGCCCGCCGCGGTCGCTGCTCCGTTGACGGCATCAGTGATGGCCTTAGCCTTATTCATCTCAAGGTCATTGAGCTGCGACTGGTAGCCTTCATCACGTGTGCGGTAGTCGTTCTCGATGCGGTCCTTGCGCGCGTCAGCGGCGGTGTTGAGCTTGTCAATAGTTGACGCGAGAGTGTCGTTGCTATCCGCCTTATCCAGCGCGGCGGCCTCGTCAGTGCCGCCCATCACCGCGTTGGTCGCAGCCGCGTTCTGCGCCTTGCGCATCAGCAGCTCACGTGTGTTGTTTAGCAGCGACTGCGCATCAGCGCGCTGCGTAGCGTCCTCGTTATAGCGTCTGTTGTACCAATTTTGATTTTCCGTGCGTGCGGCCTTGATGTTATCGCGCACGCGGTTCATCGCCTTTGAGGCCTTGATGCCGCCGAAGATGCTGCTGCCTATCTTCAGCCCGCTGCCCACCATCGAGCCGATGCTGCCTTTGAAAATACTCATATATATGTGTCGTTAAAGTTAAACTTATAAGTGATTTTCAAAGGTACTCAAGTACCTTAGCGGCATAACTTTAACTTATAACGAGAGCGAATATGGCAAAGGGCAAGAAGACAGGCGGGCGCGTCAAGGGCACGCCTAACAAGAATAATCCGATAAAGGTGCCGCTACGCGAGCACTCGCTGCGCTACTTCACCCCCGACGCCAGCGGCCGCAGCGACTTCGACCGCGACATGGAGCAGCTGGACGCGCGCGACCGCGTAGCCGCTGAAACGAAACTGCTTGAGTTCCACACCGCTAAGATGCAGGCCACCTCGGTCGATATGAATGTGTCGGGAGGCGGCATCACGATAGAGGATAGATTAGTCGCCCTTTCAGGCGACGAAGGCGAATGATGTTTTCATGATTTTTGTTTTAGTTTCCCCGCGCCACCAGCGCGGGTTTTTCGTTATCTACTTATCTACTATAGATTTAAGCGAAAAAAAAAGCCGCGGCAATCACCGCGACCCCCTTTCCGGTCAGCCTCAAGACCTCATCGCTTGAGGCGCAAAGCGTCTATGTCCAGTGCCTCAGCTATGCGCCCGATTGTGTCGATGCGCGCCGCCTTAGCGCCCTTCTCGATTTCCCAGATTCGGGCAAATGCCACCCCCGAATCTTCTGCCAGCTGTCGCAGGCTGAGCCCCTTGTCCTCACGCGCCTCTCGCAGCTGTTCGCCTACTACATTAATGATATTCTTACACATTTATATTAATATTAATAGCCCTGCCCTGCTGCACAAGAGCCTTCGCCCTGCCTGGTGTCGTTCCGACACACTCAACAGCAATCAGCTCTTGCTCTTGTCGTTGCAGCTCATTATATCGACTTATCGCAATCTGATGAGCCTCGTCAGCGCTCAGAGCGCTGACGACAAACTCAACCAGCGAGCCTGAGCCCTCGAAACAGTCTACTATATATAGCATTAATCTTCTGCCCAGCCAAAATGGGCGACGTTAATAGTTCTCGTAATTTTTCTCAATCGCCTTAAGATACTTTTCAATGCGGTCAAGCACCTCGTTAATCTTGGCCTTGATGGCCTTCTCGTCGGCTGGCTTGTCGTAGAGTTTGAGGTCGTCTACCCTGTTGATGTCTCTGTAATCGACAGCCGCGTGGGGGCTGGGCAGACCCTGACACTCAAGACCACGCTCTATCTCCTCAAGCCAAGTGTCCGTGCCGTTGCAGCGTTTGACATAGTCGCTGAGGTTGTTGCGCACCTTTATTGCAAAATCGCCAAGCTTGTTCACCAACTCCAACTGCTCGTCGTCAAGCAACTTAGAGGCATACTCCGTCACAACCTCGTTGATGTCGGGATTGTAGGCAACATAATCAACGCTGCCCTCCTTGTCGATGGCGATTTCGCCATTCTGAATCGACAAGTCGAAGTATTGGTTGTTGGCCACGACAACCACGTTCACGGCCTCGAAGTAGGCGATGCCGTGAACGTCACCAGCTACGACGTAGATGCCGTCTTCGTCGCTCATGAGGTCGTACCACAGGCCCTCGGCTGTAGTACGCCACGTTGCGTAGCCGTCTTCGCCGTCACCCCAGTTGTCGTTGAGATAATCGGCTACAGACTCGCTGCGATTAGCAGCTGAGTCAAGGTTAGTAGACTTAAAGTTCTTCACGTCGACGCTTTTGTCGGCGTAGATGATGCCGCTGTCGGCCACATATATGTCCTGTATTGTTGTCATTGTCTTTGTTTTTAAAGAGGCCGTCGAAGCGGCCTCTTTGATAATTATTTCACATCTTCGCTCAGTGCGACATATAGTGTCGCATTAGGGTTGAGGTCGCCGCTCTCGTCCTCGACCTCAATCTTGTAAATTCGCTGAACCTCATCAGGTTCAGCGTCCACCTGCGAGCAGGCGAACTCAAATTCCTCGCCGTCGGTCGGCTCGAAGCAGAGAATTTGGCGGGCGTTAGCCCACGCATCAGCTACGCGCTGCATCGCGTCGTCATCCTCTGCAATCCAAGCGCCGCCGTTGTCGCCGACCAGCGCGTTGAAGAACCAATCATTGTTGTGTTTTCTAACTTCTGTAAATGTCATGATGTTTTATTTTTAGTTAAACATTTTGTTTTTTCGATTACGCTGCAAAGGTAGCACACATTTTTTATGTATCCAAATAAAGATACAAGAAAATGCAGTCAATTAACTTTGTTTAACGTTTGGTATTTTTATTGTTTTGGTTTAATGCTCTGTCTATCAAGTCATAAGCGTCCATGACGCGCTGGGGGATGACTTTGGCATAAATCTCAGTGGTCTTGACCGATGCGTGCGCCAGCATCTTGCTGACGACCTCGATGGGCACACCGCGACTCAGGGCGATGGTGGCAAACGTGTGCCGCCCGACGTGCATCGTCATGCGCTTGTTCACCCCCGCCAACTCCGCCACGCTGGGCGAAGTCTCATCCTTGTGCCTGGTCAGCACCGCATCCGCTGACGAGCAGTTAAGCAAGTTCATAGCGCCGTAGCGACACAAGATAGCATATGCCTTGTCGCTCAACTTAATGAGGTAGGGCTGACCCGTCTTCTGCCGCCGACCTGATATGCACCGCGCGTCCGCAATCGTGCGCACATCCTTGACACTACATCTTATAATGTCTATATATGCCAGCCCTGTGTAACATGCGAACAGAAACATGTCGCGCGCCTTCGCGTGACGCGAGCCCTCCCGCAGCCGCACAGCCTCAACCTGGTGCACCTCATCCTCTGTCAGGTACTCAATCTCCCGCGCGTGTGCGGCCTTAATCTGCACACCCTCGAAGCAGTCCTTACTGAGCACCCCCGCGCGCACGGCAGCGCGCACGAGTATATGCGCGATATTGCACATCTGATAGTTGTACACCTCCGACCGCGGCCTGCTCTGAAGTGCCGCGACAAATTTCCGGGCGCGGGCGGAAGTGAAGTCTTCCCGATACACGAAGCCGCCCGAGCGCAGTTCCTTCAGCGCATACATATATAACTTCCTGCTACTCTCCTTCGTGTACTTATTATATATATATGCCTCAATCCAGCCGGCCACATCCACCTCCGAGCGGCGCTGCCTGAGCGTGAGGTCGCACAGCTCCACGCCTTCCTCGTCCTGCCGCCTGAGCGACCTCACCGCAGCCGCGATGGCGTTATTAATCTCAGCCGCGTCCAGGCAGCCGTTAACAACTCCATTGCTGTACTTCGCCCCCTCGGGCAGCCTGATGCCCAGCGCAAGGTATCTGCGCCGCCCCGCGTTGTACACACTCACCTCCAGCTCGCGGCGGTGCTTTCGGTTGAAAATCACATTAACGTTAATCATATATATAGTAGCATTAAGGTAGCATAGCGGCATCGCTAATTGCCGTTATTTTTCGACATTTTTCGACATCTGATTTTCATAACCAACTGACAATCAGTGTAAATAACTCATCATCAAACACATATAATCTCTTTCTGCAGTTAATACCTTATTCATTTATATAACTTACTAACTTGTTTATAATCAAATCTTTGGGTAGTATTTAACTTGTTTGGGTAGCACATAAGTAGCACATAACCCCAGCCTCTTCAGATGCTCACCAGCCCACGCGCCAAACAAAAACAAAAGTATAATTGAGATGATAGTTATTTGGTCGTAGCTGAACTGGTCGAACTTCATCTCACATTCACATTAGTAGCGTTATTGCACAATATCTTATCTATCACATCCTGAAGCCTCTTCTCGCAGCGCTCGACGCGCTTCTTCTCAGCTTCAAGCAGCCGCAGCAGCGTGGTGTTCTGCTCGGTGATGCGGTCGCGGTTGTCGCTCAGCCGCTGTATGCTGTCGCGGTAGGTCTCTGTGAGTGTGTCTACCACGTTCGTCAGCTGCTGTATCATCCTGTTTGTCTCGGCGATGCGGGCCTCGCTGTCGGTGATGAGCTTCTCGCCCTGTTCAAATAGCTTAATCATTCTGTCGAGTTGCTTCTCGCGCACCTCGTAGCCGTGCGCCATCATTCGTTCAAGGTTGGTTAATTCGTTGTCTGTCATTGTCGTGATATTAATGTGTTAATGATTTCTGTCTGTTTCTTGTTCTGCTCTATGAGTTGAGTATTCTGCTCTGTCAGCCGAGCGACCTGTGCGGTTAGGTTGTCGTTCTGCTCCATCATCCGCTGCAACACCTCTGACTCCATTGTCGTTGATGCTGATGAATTGAAACTATTGTCGCCACCCTTGACGCTTACATTACCTCCGCGTGTAATGTTAATGTGTGTTCCTCCTGTGATGTGCGGTTCAGCCATCATGTCTCCCTCACCAGTTAATAACCATGCGACCGAAAGACCATAAGCGTCGTGCAGCTTCTGGGCAGTCTGGCGGCCGATGCTTTTTCGACCATTGAAAATGGCATTGATAAAGGTCTGTTTTACTCCGAGTTTGTCCGCAACCTGCTGCTGCGAAATTCCCTCTCGCTTAAAAAAAAATTTTAAGTCTAACAAAAAATCATCCTCTTTCATAACTTATTGATATTTAATAACCTGCCCTACTATAACCAAAAATAAATAAAAAAAGTTTGTAAAAAGTTTGGTTTAGAACCAAAATGGTTTTATCTTTGCATCGAAGTTTGAAACCAAAAGCAAAAATAAGATAAAACATTAAATAAAACAAATATGAAGACGAAACTATCCATCAGTGATTTTTCAATCCTCCCAAGCGGCTTTGGCCGCTACAATGTAGAATATCAAACTCCCCGCCGCGGCGATAGCTGGCGCGCAGAAGTCACCGACTTAGAATTAATTGACGAAATCCGCAACGCGCAGGGCTATCCTACGCAGGCAGCGCTTAAACGCTTGCGCGACGACGTGAAGAACAGCGGTGTTCATTTTGACAAGCACGGGCGCAAAATTGAGCCGCGTGTGCCCAGCGGTTGGACGCTACGGAAATCGGTCAGTGGCGACCACTGGGACGTGTACTGCTACGGAGTGCTGGCGTACAGCGACAGCGCAAACGAAGATATGTATACCTATGATGGCGCCCGCAATATGCTGCGCCAACTTCGCGGAGATTTCAAATGAGCAACGACATGGAAAAAGATTATATGACAAGCACGCAGCAGGAGCGTGCACGGCGTCGCGAGGAGGTCTGCAATGCCTACCGCCGCATCACTAAGGACCACGAGATGCTAAGACCCTACGGGGTCATGCGAGTGATAGCAATTAGATATAACCTGACCGTGCCTGGGGTGGCTAAGATTATCCAGGCAGCCGGCCTATATGCCCCAAGACATGGACGAGACAACAAGGAAGCTCAGCCAACTGCAGCGCGAAGTGAGGGCGCTGCGGACGCTCATTGAGCGGATGCTGCTCGACAACGAGCAGGAGCGGCGCGACGGCCTGATTACCACGGGCGAGTTCGCCAAGCTTCATGGCATCACAACGCAGACCGTGGTCAACCGCATCAAGCGCGGCATCTACGGCGGAGTTCAGATAGGTAAAATGTGGTACTTAAAAAACAACTGAAAATGGAAAAGATATTGAACATCACAACGGCCATCTTCATGGCCGCAATCTGCTTGGCGGCAGTGTTCTTCTCTGCCCGAGCATTCTGGTACAGCAACCCATTTATGGGCATCTGTTTCGCCGGCATAGCCTACATAGCTGGCTGGCTGGCAGTGACGGCCCAGCCAAACGAAAACGATTGAAGCATCGAAGTGGCGTCGTGATGACGCCCGCTCATAAGGGTAATATCATAATAAGTTTTATGCCCCGCGTGCGCAGCGATTGCGCGGCGGGTAACAAGCCGGGCGCGGCGCGTCATTTCCGCTGGGGATTAATGGCTTCGGGAGCTGGAGGGACGCGCGGGCGGTGTGGGTTCGACCCCCACACCCGGCACAAACAAAGGGCACAGAGGTGCCCACGGGGCAAATCGCAATTCAGTCAATAGCTTTTAGGAATAGATAGTAGACACGCGCCGCCGCCCCGCGGCGCAAGCAAAGCGCGGGCACAGGAAGTTAACCATTATTAGTTCTATTTTGCACCCCCTCAAAGCCCGCGTCGAGGGTGGAGCCCAAGGCGACAGACCGGCCGTCGGCAAGCCGCGCAGAGGCGCGGTGAGTGAGGTTCGACTCCTCATCTGGGCACAAGTGCCGAAACAATCTTAGGCGCCCGCATAACGGCACGCGGGTGATGCTCATGGCAAATGACCTTGGCAAGTCAGGCAGCGGCCTGGCGGGTGCGGTTCGACTCCGCGCATGGGCACACAGTTAACTCAATTAAAAACAAACAAAAAAAAGCATCATGAACGAAGTTCAAATCATCAACACAAACGACGCTCTGCAGGCCATCAACCGCGCGGAGATTGACATTCAGGTCAACACAGCCAAGCAGTTCCCCCGGGAGCTGCCCATGGTTCTCAACAAGATAGCCACGTTCGCCACTATGGACACCGAGACCGCTGCCGACTGCTTCTACGTGCTGCGCCGCGGTGGCGCGCACGGCTCACAGACCATCGAGGGTCTCTCGGTGCGCATGGCCGAAATCATCGCCAGCGCCTGGGGCAACCTCCGCGTGCAGACGCGCATCATCGGCAACGACGGCCGCACCATCACTGC